ATGAATCCATTGATCCAAAGTTTGACAGAAGGTCAACTTCGTACTGACATCCCATCATTCCGTCCTGGTGACACAGTTCGCGTTCACGCGAAAGTTGTCGAAGGAACTCGCGAACGTATCCAGATCTTTGAAGGTGTAGTTATTTCACGCAAAGGTCAAGGGATCTCAGAAATGTACACAGTTCGTAAAATTTCAAGCGGTATCGGTGTAGAACGTACTTTCCCAATCCACACTCCACGTGTTGAAAAGATTGAAGTTGTACGCTACGGTAAAGTCCGCCGTGCTAAACTTTACTACTTGCGTGCTTTGCAAGGTAAAGCTGCACGTATCAAAGAAATCCGTAAATAATTTACAGATTTCACATAAAAAATCTGTCCTCGTGGCAGATTTTTTCATAAGTCCTCTTAGTTAAATGGATATAACAACTCCCTCCTAAGGAGTCGTTGCTGGTTCGATTCCGGCAGGGGACATTTTAAGCCTTTAACCATGCGGTTTTAAAGCATTTTGTCCACATTCTGTCCACATTTGTTTTATCTTTTCGTCGTTTCGTGATTTCTGCTCTTGTAACTGGTGGGCGTAAACCTCCAGCGTTATGTTTAGATTCTCGTGCCCTAAAACTTGCGACACAGAAATCAAATCGATATCGTGGGCGATTAAATAGCTGGCGTAAGTGTGCCTTAACGAGTGGACACGTACTTCACGACCAACAATTTTACGCAAAGTCTTATTAACTGCATTGTTGGACAAAGAAGGTAGCAGTCTTCCGTCTTCAGTAGGTGGCAGTTGGTCAATAAAATTTATAAATTCATCGTCAAGTGGTATCTCTCGGATACTGCTTTTTGTTTTTGTCGGTAAGAAACCAGTGTTATTTTTATAGTCCCATGTTTTATTGACTGATAACATGCCAGTATCTCGGTTAATATCATCCACCGTTAAGCCTAGACACTCAGCAAATCGGATACCAGTTTTAGCTATGATATAGAGTGCTGCATAAGACGTATACTCTGGATGCTTGCTTGTCTCGTAGATCAATCGCTCGTATTCTTCGACCTCTAGGAATTTCGTTTCAATATCCCTACCTTTATTCTTTGCATTGATTTTAGCGAACTTACAAAAGTTACGCTTGATATAGCCTTCATGTACTGCCATTTCGACGCATGATTTTACATGCACATTAAAACGCTCGACAGTATCTTGAGCGTGAGTCTTAGCGTAGCTATTCAGCACACGCTGGTATTGTGTAGCAGTGACAGATTTTAGTTTCTTGTCGCCAAAAAATAATTCTATCTTACGTTGAGTGTTGATATATGCCTTATAAGTTATTTTAGAAACGGTGGGTTTCTTATAGACTTCGCACCATTGCTTAAAATAAGCGTAAAGAGTAATATCTTCATCTACATTCAAGCCGTCTTGGATTTTCAGCTCCATTTCAGCCGCAGCCTTGATAGCTTCAGACTTCGTCCTAAAACCACCCTTTGACTTTGGTTTGCGTTTGCCAGTCGAATCGTAGTAGTTTATCCGATACTCCCAGCCGTTTTCTCGTTTTCTGTATGATGCCATTGTTTAGTCCTCTTGTATAGATAATCCCTACACTCAAAGTTTTGACGATGGAGAGTGCAGGGACTTTTTTGTTTTATTTTTTATTTAGTAGTAAAGACTGCACCACAGTTCTTGCAGTGCCACTCTTTTTTACCCTTCTTGCCAGCAAAACCAGCTAGAGCACCAACACCGCCAGTCATAATAGTTCCAGCAGCGGCTTTACCAATTGAGAAACTTTTTCTTTGCTGTACCATAAATTCAACGTCCGTACTTTTGCAATGAGGGCATTTTATAGCTCTTGCTTGTCGAAATTCCTCACTCGCTTGTCGAAATTCCTCTTTCGCTTTTGCTTGTTCTATTTTTGATTGTTCTTTTTGCTCTTTAGTCATAGGGTGTTTTATCTCCCAAAAAAGTCGTGCGAACAATAAAGCAATACCCACAAACATTAATAACCAAAAAGGAGGAAAGATAAAACCTAAAATAAGCCCACCAAAAGTACAGCCAAAAGTTGTTTCGAATTTTAAGTAAGTAGGTACATTTCTAACATCATCCATTTTCATTTTCATTTTCTCCTTTTTTTAAATAACAGTTTGCTGAATTTTCCTAAATTCATCTTGTATCATCGCTTCGCCCCAAGTCGTTGAAATATCATACTGTGTAGCGAAGCGAACCCAATTAAAATCGTAGATATCAGTAGATTTTAAATAATCAACTAGTAACTCGTGGATCATAAATCTATCAGCTTGATTTTCATATTGTAAAAGTAGTCTCTTGTAATGTTTTGGGTCATGGTTGATATGACCGATTTCATGCAAGATGACTTTTTCACGTTCTTGTTTAGATAATGATTCGTTAACACATATTCGTCTTAGGTCTGGGAAGTAGAACCCAGACCTTTCCCACAGTTCAGCAGGAAAAACGAATAACGATATTTTATATTCTTTTAAAAGCTCATCAATCTTCATCTCCCGTTACCTCAATCGAAAGTCTAATAATTTGTTCTATTTTTTTAACGTCATCATCAGATAATGGCTTTCCGTCAAACATTACAACTTTTTCACGCAAATTTGAAAGATCGATTGATTCTTTTTTGACATCAGTTGATTCATTAGTATCATATCCCATTAACCAAGCTTCAGACACCCCCAACGTTCTAGCAAGTAGCACTAACTTTTCTTGGTCTGGTGTTGATTTTCCATTGATATATTGAGACAAAGCACTCTTTCCAAGTTTTACGCCCAATTCCTTTTGATGAACTTTAGAAAGGGAAATTACGTCAACTTGTTTTAAATTTCGCTCGCTCATAACTTGTTGCAAGCGTGCAGCAGTAGTATTTTTCATATTCTTTACCTTTTTCCTTCATGGATTCATTATATAGTAGAAAATGCAAAAGTTCAAGAAAAAATAAAAAAAGTTCAAAAAATTGAACAAAAGTGTTGACAAATAAAAAGAGAAGGATTAAAATAAAACCATAAAGTTCAAGAGGTTGAACTTAGAAAGGAGAACTCAATGAGATTTGACTATGCTAAATTAAAAGGTCGTATTAAAGAAAAATACGGGACGCAAGAAGCTTTTGCAAAAGCTATCGGCTTAACTCCCTCAAGGTTTTCGTTCAAGATCAACGGGAAAGCGAAGTGGAAACAAGACGAAATTGTAAAAGCGGTTGAACTATTAGAAATCTCACAAGATGAGATAGTTGAATATTTTTTTAACTATAAAGTTCAAGAACTTGAACTAAATAATTAAAATTATGAAAGGAGCAAACATGAAACCAAAACGATATCCGTATAGTGGGAAATTAAAAACCTCAACTATTGAAATAGTCAAGGCTTGGAAAAATATCTATTCAGACTTTATTGTCAAAAGCCAAAAAGAACAAGAAAAGTCTGAACAGGAGTTGGATAAAGCTATTCATGAGCTTTATCAGTAATATCACTGAGAATTTTAGTTGCCTTTTGATTAGCAAGAACATCCACTTGCATATCCTTGGCATTTAACAACTTCTCAATGACATCTATAACAGCTGGCGTCGCAACTTCAGCTGGATTCTTCTCAATGAATTCGGCTATTAGGTTGTAACTAACCTGCTTTAAACTTTCAAAGTCGTTCATAGAATTTTCTCCTTTCCGTAATGTTTGACTAGCGATTTTCATAAGGAGTAGAGAAGTCTTATTCAACCGTTTGTCATGTATATAATTATATCAGAAAGGATAGAATGACACAATATGTTGTGTTCTAAATACAATCAAACACTATATATTGTGTTTTGGGATTAAACATGAAAAAAACTTTAAGCAAGTTACTTATTGACAGAGGAATGACAGTCACAGAGTTAGCCGAAAAGACTGGTATCAGCTATAACACGTTGATGAACATCGGAAAGAGAGACCTTTCTTTCAGTAGAATGGTGAAAATCGCTGACGCTTTAGATGTTAGTTTAGACGAATTCAGAAAGGATAATACATGAATAATTTAATCAATATAACTTTAAATGAAAATCAAGAGCCTGTTGTTTCAGGTCGTCAACTTCATCAAGTCTTAGGAGTTAAGACACCATATTCAATGTGGTTTGACCGAATGGTTGAATATGGCTTTACAGAAAATCAAGATTTTTTGCTTAACAATTCTGTGAAGCAAACAGGACGAGGCGGACACAACAAAATTGACCACGTCCTTAAATTGGACATGGCAAAAGAAATCGCAATGATTCAGAGGACGGATAAAGGAAAAGAAGTCCGAAAATACTTCATCCAAGTAGAAAAAGACTTCAATAGCCCAGAGAAAATCATGGCTAGAGCCTTGCTAATGGCTGATAAGAAAGTTCATAAGCTAGAAGCACAGATTGAAGCTGACCGTCCTAAGGTACTGTTTGCTGATGCAGTAAGTGCTAGCAAGTCTTCTTGTCTAATTGGTGAGCTGGCTAAAATCTTGAAACAGAATGGAATTGATATTGGTCAAAACAAGCTCTTTCAGTGGCTACGCTCTAACGGCTATCTAATTAGTCGCCGCGGGGATTCTTGGAATCAACCAACGCAAAAGAGCATGGATTTAAAGCTGTTTGAGTTGAAAAAGACAAATATCAACCACGCTGACGGTCATACAACTACCAACACGACAACTAAGGTTACTGGCAAGGGTCAACAGTATTTCATTAACAAGTTTCTTAATCAAGAACGCTTAACAGTTTAGATCAGAAAGGACTACTAATGGAAATCACCTATAAGCCGGTCGGGATAAATGAAACGGCCGAGTGGGGAGACTACGACCACCTCATGCAGCGGTGGGAAGGTCTAGGGAAGTCGATGGCAAAGAACCTCATTCGAGAAATGAGGGACAACAAAGACTTTCGAGACTATGTATTCAACCCAACACATAAACTGGTTTTCATCAACTATGAAGGGTTTAAGTCCTTCATCGAGTGGAAAACCAGAAACAGATTTAAATAACACACCGGCAAGAGATTGCATAAAGGAGCGAAACATGAAAAACAATCATTACATAAAAAGATTGGTAGCGTGTGCTATCCAATTCGACAAAGACTTCCACAAGATGGAAGGTGGCATCCCTGCTCTCGACAACATTACGGAGTTAATCCTCTACATCAATCAGACGATGGATGTCTCAAAAAAAGCAAAAGACGAGCTTGATGATATCGACACAAAATGTCTGATGTACAGAGATGTTTGCAGCAAACCAGACACATCAGATAGCAAACACAGAGATCTATTTCAAGATGCAGCAATTAATTTTATTGCTACATGCAGAACGCACGATATTTTGGATATTTAAGAAAGAACATCCCTAGCCGCAGAAGTGAGCTAGTGAGGAGAAAATGAAGCGATACCTATAACTACAACGATTTGATATTCATAATTGTCTCCTTAAATATATATGAACCTCACTAGCTCTCTAGTGCGGTTAGGGAATAGAAAGGAAAATAAAAATGAAAAAACTACTTAAATGGCTATTTGTAAAAGAGAAACAAGAACCAGAATATTTCTTTGAACCCGTATGGACACCATACGAAGAAAACGAACGCAAATATGAAGCTCGCAAAAAACGTGAACAAGAGCTTTTGGCAAAATACGGAAACCGATAAGATCACTATCTTCAATCCGTAGCCACGGCCTACCGTGGAGTGTAACTTATACTTTTCCCCAAAAAATATAAACTTTACCCACATATTCACACACATACCTTTCTAAAAAAACATTGAAAAACATGAAACGGTGGGCTATGGGTGCGGATTGAAGCACTAAAAAAGCATGGGTTAGGGCCCATGCAAGAAAAAAACATCTATAAGGAGATTATATCATGATTTCACAAACAATTGCAAAACCATCTTTCACTAAATCAAAAGCTTATGGCTTGTGCGGAACGCTAGCGATTGCCACAGCTCTATTGATTGGAGCTGGGGCAGTGTCAGCGGACGAAACTGCTCAACCAGTGGCAGACACTCAACCAGCAGTGTCTAATGTCTACACCGCTGATAACGGCGGCAACATTACAGTGACACCGTCTGAAACAGTGGCACCCGTAACGGAAACACCAGTATTTACCCCACCAGCTCCAGTAGAAGCACAACCTATTGCAGAAACTCCAGCAACAGCTACAGAAGTCGCTGAAACACCAGCGGCACCTACTACAGTTACTAAAACGGGCGACACTATCAATGTCGAAAACCCAAACGTTGAGGTTACTTTCCCTAACGGCAACGGAAAATATAGCCCATTCGAAGTTGAATACAAAGATATTCAAATTCCAGACGACGTGCCGGTTAATGAGGGTGACAAGGTTACCCTTACACTTCCTAAAGAGGTGACATTCCAAACTGATTATGACTTCGACGTTTACAACCCGAACAAAGAAGTCATCGGGCACGCTGCCACCGATTTGAAAGCTGGGAACGTGGTTACTACGTTTAACAACTACTTCCAAAATAATCCACTTAACAAGCGTATGAGTTTGAAACTCGATGCAAAATGGACTGACGTGGTAACTCCTGGCAAACCTGTTACCGTTAATTTCAACGGTACGGTTAAAACCTTTGAAATTGCTGACGGTAACCCAATCCCAACAGACGAATTGCTTTCAAAATGGGGTTGGCAAGACAAGAATGATCCACAGATTATTAACTGGACTTTGCGTCTGAATACAGCTCGAAAAGTACTTAATAACGCTATCTTGTCTGACACTTGGTCCAACAATCAACAATTTGTTGACGGTTCACAAAATATTTATTTCGTAGAAGACCCACTCGATTGGACTGTTATCGACCATTCGGCAAAAGATTATCTTGAATCATGGAATGTACGAGCTGACGGTTTTGACGCCAAATTCAAAGAGTTCAACCGCATCATGTATATTGGATACCAAACTCGATTGAAGACAGCGGTTAAAGATAGCACTAACCCAACGAACAAGGCGACTCTGACTGCTGATAGCAGCACAAGTAATTCAAGTTCCAAAGTGCAACTTGTCGGTGGGCGTGGTGATGCCAGCGGTGAAAACAAACCAGAACCAACGTTTGAAATTCCGCACGATGCACCTAAAGTTGACATCCCAGAATTTGAGGGCGGCATCCCTGGCATTCCAGAAGTTCGTGAGTTGCCGGAGTACACTGAGCCGATTGGAACTGTTCCGAATGATGCACCAGTGCTAGACAAACCAGAATGGAACGGTGGAACAGTACCGTTTGACGCCCCACAATATGATAAGCCTGAATGGTCTGGAGGTGTCGTACCATTTGATGCACCAGTTTTGGACTTGCCAGAGCTTGAAATTCCAGAGGAACCAACTAAACCAACACCAGAAAAACCTAGCACGCCAGAAAAAGCCCCTAAAACGAGCGTTGATAAAAAAGCGGCACAATCTGTCGCAGTATCTTACAACCTCGCACCAGTGAGCAAAGAGACACCAAAAACAGCCGTTTATGGTGGTACTCTACCAAGTACCGGCGAGAAAGAGGGTATCACGTCAACTCTTGGTCTCTTGGTTATCGCAGCAGGCATCACAACTTTGGGATTGAGCTTCAAGAAGTACAACGAAGGTGAGGAAGAATAATCATGAAAGAAAATAACAAACAAGTCGTATTTTATAGCGCTGAAAAAGATGGGTTCCTTGAAAGTTACAAGGACAAAGGAAGTCTAGTGTTTACAGCAGTGTTTACTGATAGCTTGGAGAAAGCGCTATTCTTGCCGCTTGAACCGTACGAAGAACAAAAAACCGAGCTTGACAAACTAGCCGAAGCGTTTGGCTGCGAAGTGCTTAATGTGGAAGTTGAGTACAACGTAACTAAACTTGACGGTTCGGACTTCGAACGCACAGAACGTAACGAAGTTACAAGAGACGAAATCAAAGCATTTTTGAGAAAAATAATTAATTAAATAATTGAAGTGGTGGGAGGGTAGGCATTAAAAAAAGCACCCTTGGAAAACTCCAAAAGGTGCAACGTTCATCAAAACGATTTACTTGATTACAACACAAAAGAAAAGGAGGAACAAGTGGCAAAAAGAAGGATGTTCAGTAGAGATGTCGTAATGACTGATGATTTTCTTGACTTACCTCCTACAACAAAGGCTTTATACTTCTTCTTAAACCTAGAGGCTGACGATGATGGTTTTGTCGGAAACCCTAAAACTATCATGCGATTGGTTGGCACAACGAAAGAAGACATGAAACTTCTAATCGAGGGCAACTATGTACTGTTGTTTAACAGTGGAGTGGTAGCTATAACAGATTGGACAGAACACAATTCTATTAGGAAGGATAGAAAGAAACCCACTAGATTCGCAGAGGAAATGCAACAAATAGCACTGGTAGAAGGTAATAAATATCAGTGGTTGTCAGATGTGCAACCAACTGACAACCAACTGACAACCAAATGTCAGACAAATGGTTGCATAGGAGAGGATAGGATAGGAGAGGATAGGATAGGAGAGGATAGGGGAGGAGAGGTGAGAGAAGAAAAACAACCTACCACTACTCCCCCTCTTAATCAAGACCTTGTAAATCTTTATCAATCTTTCGAAGCTGAGATAGGCAGACCGCTATCACCACTCCAAACGCAAGACTTACAGTACATGCTAGAAGATTTTAACGCTGACGTTATTCTTGAAGCACTAAAAGAAGCAGTAAGCCAAGGTAAGGCAAACTTTGCATATATTAAGGCTATCTTAAACCGATGGGAACAAGACAACTTAATGACGGTTGAACTTGTTAGGAATAGCAAAGCAAATCATAAGGGCAAGAAACAACAAAAGAAAGAGCCACAAACTTATGAAGAATGGGTAGCTACTCGAACGGATGAAAACCCATTTTAGGAAGGGGTGATATCTATATGCTATCGCAAGCTGAAATTATAGCAAACACAAAAAGGCTAGGGGACGTTTGTCCTATTCATGGGGTACCGATGTTACAGCTTAATATCCCCGTTAAAATTGCGGGTGAAGAACAACCACGCAAACCCTCTCCAGTTTGTCCAAAGTGTGCCAAAGAGCAAAGAGACAAAAAGGAAGAAGAGATGGCAAAAGAGAGCATGAAGAGAAACCTCTATCTGAGAACGTATGACGTGCTTATGAGAGATAGCACTATTCCCGAAGAGCTAAAGTCAGCATCTTTTGATAACTTCATCGCTAGAACGCAAGAGGAAAAGAATCTGCTAGATTTCGTGAAGAGACAAACGCAGAAATATCTTGATGGCGTAGGCGGGAACACCTTGCTAACTGGAACTACTGGAATCGGTAAAACTCACTTGACTATTGCAATGGCTAAAACGCTGAATGAGACTTTCAAGGAAAGAGGAACACCAAAGAGTGTGCTATTCGTGAATTTGACCGAAATATTACGGAAAGTCCGAGAGAGCTTTAAGTTTGAGAGCAAAGAGGGTTACTATTCAAGACTGTTGATGGAGGTTGATTATCTCATCCTGGACGATCTAGGCGTTAAACAAAGTGATTCAGGGCGCTCTAAGTCAGCGTGGGAAGAAGAATTTATCTTTGACGTGCTCAGTCATCGCAAGAATACGATTATCTCAACCAACTTAAGCAATGATGAAATTGCAAACCTTTACAGCGAACGTGTCGCAAGCCGCATTCGGACAGGACTGGAAGGGAATGTATTTAAAGCACTCAACATCAAAGATAAGCGCTATACACTCAATCAGCTAAAACAGCTAGAAGGATGATGCTATGACGGAAGAAGAAGTAAAACTAAAGCTCTTTGAAGACTACGAGCGTATTCATGGACTTGTGTTTTCAGAGGAACACAAACAGAAAATGATGGATGAACTAGACCTATACTCATTCATCAGCAAAATCAACGAATATATGTATTTCGCTAAGAAATCAACGCAGATTTTTAGTGCACACTAGAAAACCCCTCTAAAATCAATTTTAAGGCGTGTGTTTTGCTCGGTGGTATAAATAGACTACGACACCGTTAAAATTGCACTATACCCCCTTAAAATGCGAAATAAGGGTATTCAAAACAAAAAGGAAGACAAAGACATGACAAATCAACTACAAGCACAAAACAAAAGGGATATTTCAACAGATACAAGCGCATGGACGTTTCAAGATATTAAACGCTACTACGACCCACAAGATTTACTGACAGAAAAACAAGTTGGGCAAGCTTTGTCATTGATTAAAGGTCGAAATCTTAACCCATTGCTAAACGAGGTCTATATCGTAGCTTACAAAAAGAAAAATGGTGGGGCTGAATTTAGCTTAATCGTCTCAAAAGAAGCATTCTTGAAGCGTGCAGCACAAAACCCAAACTATGAAGGCTTTGAAGCCGGAGTGGTAGTTGTTGACGATTCTGGCGATATGGTAGAGCGAAAAGGGGCGCTGTTACTACCTAACGACACGCTCGTTGGTGGTTGGGCAAGAGTTTACCGTAAGAATTTCAAGGTCCCTGTAGAGGTTTTCGTTAGTCGTGAAGAATACGATAAAAAGCAAAGCACTTGGAACGCTATGCCAGCTACCATGATTAGAAAAACCGCTCTTGTCAATGCCTTACGTGAAGCTTTCCCAGAGGATTTAGGAAATATGTACACTGAGGATGACGGCGGTGAAACATTCGACAGAATCAAGGATGTAACGCCACAAGAGACACAAGAGGATGTTAGAGCTCGTAAGCTGGCGCAAATCGAACAAATGAAGCAAGAACAAACGCATTTCCAACAAACAAGTGAAAGCAATTCTCAACCGGTTGCCAACTCACAAAACGAGCCAGTTCAAGGCGAACTTCTCGACTATTAACGAGGTGCGAACAATGCAAGAATTACAAGTTAATATTGAACAAGCCAAAGTTGAGATTGTAGGGCAAGAGGTTTTTGAAAAAGGCATTGCTGATGTAGTTGCTAAGTATCAAAATTACACAGTCACCGCTGGCACTATCAAAGACGACAAGAAAGTCTTGGCTGAATTACGAAAATTAACCAAGCAAATTTCAGACGAACGTATCAAAATCAAGAATGAGTTATCAAAACCAGCGACGGATTTTGAAAAATATATTAAGGAAACAGAGAAACCTCTTAAAAACATTATCAACCAAATCGCAAATGATGTGAAAGAGTTTGAAAATCATCAAAAAGCACTGAGATTGGACACGGTTAAAAGTTATTTAGCTAACAAAGCCAGCGAATATATGATTGACCCTCGCATTTTTGATGGAAAAGCAACGGAATACATCAAAAATGGCGATTTTATGGCGGACGGTGTAACTCTTAAAAAAGCAACTATGAAGGCATTAGACGACATGGTTACTTTTGAATATCAAAAACAAGAGGAATTTAAAAAAGCCACTCAATCCATATCCGGACTTTGTTCAGAGTATGGAATGACCGACCAACCATATATCCGCATGCTTCAAAATCTGACATTAGCAGAGGTGTTGGATCAGATTCGTTCAGACCATGCTTTTGAATTACAAAAACAAGAAGCTGAACGCAAAAGACAAGAACAAGAAGCGCTACGACAAGCTGAATTGCAAAAGCAAAAAGAAAAAATAGTAGGAACAGCACCAACGGCATTAGTTGTTGATTCAGAAACAGGCGAAATTATCGAGAACACACCAACAATTGAAGAAGATAACATTCCAAAATCAAAACGTTATCGCCAAAAAATGACGCTTGAAGTCTACTTTGAAGATTCAGACGATAAAGACAGATTTAAACGTTTACTTAGCGAAAACGGTTGGGAATACAAACAAAACTACACTGTCAGCGGCTATCAAAACATAGCTAGTATGACCGAAGAAGAATTGAAAATACATTTAAGTTAATGTCAAGACCAAAATCTAAACCCACACTGGATGATTTACTAAATCGTGAATAGAAGGAGAGAAAGCTATGATTAATTCAGTCTGTCTTGTTGGAAGATTAACAAGAGACGCAGAACTTAAATACACTGGAAATAACATTGCAGTAGCTACGTTTAGCCTAGCTGTTAACCGCAACTTCAAAGATGCTAACGGCGAACGTGAAACAGACTTTATCAACTGCGTTATCTGGCGCCAGCAAGCCGAGAATTTGGCTAACTGGGCTAAAAAAGGCGCATTGATTGGCATTACTGGACGCATTCAGACCCGTAGCTATGAGAATCAGCAAGGTCAAAGAGTGTATGTGACTGAGGTAGTCGCTGAAAACTTCCAAATGTTGGAAAGCCGTGCGGCGCGTGAAGGTAGTAACGCAAATCAAGGCAACACGTCTGGAGCGTTTAGCAATGACAACGGCTATGCAGGGCCTTACGGGCAACAAGCACCGCAACAGCAAGGACCAAACTTTGCAAGGGATAGCAGCTCATACGGGAACAGTAGCCCTATGGATATCCAAGATTCAGACCTACCCTTCTGAGGTGCAGCATGAAAATGACTTTAAATATCGAGCCTAAACCTCAAACAAGGCCACGATTCAGCAAGTTTGGAACTTATGAAGACCCGAAAATGAAGGCATGGCGTCGTCAGTGCTCGCAACTTATTGAGCAAGAGTACGACGGACAATTCTTCGACGGCCCGATTATGGTTGATGTTACCTTTTACATGAAAGCACCGCTGAGCGTATCAAAAAAGCCCACGCCAAAAGCAAGGGCTAAAACGTGGGATGCGTTCAAGCGGTTCATGTCTGAAACACTTTGGCATGCGAAAACCCCAGACGTTGACAATCTGGTAAAAGCGCTCTTTGATAGCATCTCAAAAGCTGGCTACAACAAAGCGGACAAGAAGGGTATCGTCTGGACGGATGACAGTATCGTTTGCGGTTTAATAGCTCGCAAGAAGTACAGTCCTAACCCACGCATTGAACTTGAAATCAAGGAGCTTGAATGAATAGCAGATATAAAGACAAGCTAGTCGGTGTGTATGCTCCAGGGAGTTACGATCACACAAGCGTGTTAGGTCAAACGCAAGAGTTTTCGAGATGGTTTCGGGCTAATCACGAAGATATGGAATATATCAGCGCTAAGCTAGGTATCAACGCAAAGAAACTCAATCGCATTCTGACACTAGAACAGTTGCCGGATGAAGATTTGTTAAGGAAGATGGTCGAGTTATGCAATGGCTAAGGCAATTGGATAGAAGGCTACAACAAGGAACTGATAGATGTAAGACTAACCGCAGATTGGGAAGATGGCAACGACTACGTTAAATATACTGCCACAGTAATCTATGGGGACAGAACCGAGGGATGATATGAAATACAAAGTTATAGTTTACTACGACAATATGGAAGACAGTGAGCATATCTTCAACAATAAGAACGATGCAAGGCAGCGGATTAGAACCCAAAATCCGTGTCCGTGAAGCGACTAAACAAGGATACGCTGAAGCAAGCGTGGGGGATAGTGTTAATTTGTCGCACCCAAACTCTAAAACTCGCAGAGGGCGAGTTGGTGAGGGAATCGCTAACACATTAGTTACTGGTGATAGTCAAGGTGTGGTAACTCCTAACTTTCGCATTCGCAAGCTAACACCTAGAGAGTGTTGGAGATTGCAAGGTTTTCCAGATTGGGCTTTTGACAAAGCGCAAGAAGTAAATAGCAACAGTCAGCTATACAAGCAAGCAGGCAATAGCGTGACCGTCAATGTTATCAAAGAAATAGCGAGGTATTTATGAAACATAAAGATTTAACGATAGCAACGATTCTACTACTAGTCTCACTAGCAATCAACGTGACTACTGTACTACGAGTGGTCAATAGACCTATTGAAACAGTGGTGATTCATAAGGCAGATAATGCCGTTGAGTTACATGGAAAGGTCACTGGAAAATCGAAAATTAAGGAACTCTACACGCTCGATTGCGGGGCGTATGGTAAGTTTCTGGTCAGCAAGGAGCAATACGATGCGGTAAATGTTGGGGATGACATTCCTGGCTATTTGAAGGAGAGAGGACAATGATTCCAAGATTCAGAGCGTGGCTTAAAGAAGATAAAGAAATGATAGATGTGGATGAAATGCATTTCAAAAATGGTGAGCTTGATTTTATCGGAAATGGTATAACTTGGATGTACAAAAAGAGCGATATCGTTTTAATGCAATCAACAGGGTTCAAAGACAAGAATGGCAAAGAAATCTTTGAGGGGGATATAGTTGATTCGGAGGATGGAATCCTATCCGGCGTAGTTGAGTTTAGACCGGATTTAGGAATGTTTGTTAGCACATTGATTAAATATAATAATTTCGAACGTTTATGTAATGTCGCTGATTCAGTGCATATTATCGGTGATATTTACACTAATCCAGAACTGGCAGAGGTGAGCTCATGGGCGTGAGATACAAATATTCTGGGTTGACCGAGGAATTATATCAACGGCTAGTCAGTGAACACGCAGCACTTAAACAAGCACACAAAAAAGGCTCTTATAAACAGTTTTTCCAAGATGTGAAACAGTGCAGTGAAGTACAAGCTCGCATCATTTATCAGGCATTTAATAGCGCAGTCGTGGAACGTGCGAGGATATCACCAGCGACAGTCGATAGACTGGAAGGCATTATTTCTGATGAATTATTCAACGACCTCCAAGACTATCTGTCTACTAATTACACGAGAGGGAAAACCACTAAACCGGTTTTGGATAAAATCAACGCTGGACTGCCAGAGGGACTGTTCAAGCGTTTCCAAGAGGAAGTGGAAGAACTACGCAAGGAACACCCTAACAACCTAAATAACTATATTAGAGACGTCAAGGACTGCGACCAGAAAAATGCTAACAGAACCCAAAACGCCCTCAATCTGTGCTATGCGGAAAAAGCTGCTCTAACCCCTTTAAAAGCTATTCAAATGGAAGGGCTACTTTCAAGAGAGTTATTCAGCGAGATTATTGACTATGTTTCCAATAACTATGAATGGAGCGAGAGGCTGGACGATGAAGTTGACCGCATAACCCTAGAATATAGAACTAAGGGCGAATTAGGTCGCAAGAAACCTAGTGTTAAGCGTGCTCTATACACGGCATTGGCAATGGGTTTGTAGCCAGAATGGTATAGACGGTTCGATTCCGTCACTGGCTATCAGTCTGTCACACTATATTTGGTGGCTAAGACACTTTTTAACACTTTTTCGACACAAGCAAGCTGACAGACCTTGCTCACAAAATCCAGTAAATAAATAATTAGAATCGAGGAATCCTTTTACATTTTTTTCAACCCTAGCTTTGCATTACTGGTGGCAAGACTAAATCTAATATATTGGAGGTGGTAGCCTAATCCTTCTTTATTCTTGTAAACAAAAAAAGACCCAGACTAATGCCTAGGACTGTTCAAATGCTAATAATATTATTATACCATAAAGGAATGTAATTTATGAGAACAGTGGAACGGCTGCAACAAATCAAGGCGCTTGATAGATACATTGACAGTCAGATAGAACAGATCAAACGGCTGGAATCACAAGCGCTAAAAGTAACGGCTGGTGCTATGCAGACGGACATGGTCCAAGGTGGTAAACGTAAGGGCAAGGATGATCTCTATGTGGAACTCATGACGGCTAGGGAAGAAGTGGAACGTTTCACTGCCGAAGCCATCAAACAAAAGCTAGAGTTCCGCAGACAGATAGCAAACGTGGGGGATATAGATGCACGTTCCCTACTCCAGATGGTATACATAGACCAGCTGGATATCTGGCAGATATGTGACCGTATGGGCTTTAGTAAAGCTACATACTATGTGAAACTAAGACAAGCTGAGAAGTATTTGGACTAATCTACATTGGTCTATACCAATCTATAGTGCATCATACTATCAACGTGGTAATATAGTATTATCGAATCAAGAGGACACAGTGGTGTTCTCTTTTAGTTTATCTGAGAGGAGGTATATCTATGCCGATGGTCAGACGATGCAGGGCAGAGGGATGCCATGCTCTAACAGAGAGACCATTACATTACTGTAGTACACATCACAGTATGGAAGCAGCATACACTGAAGAGAGACAGAGATACTCACGGACTAGATACAATACACGAGTGAGAAACCGAGACGATGAGAGCAAGGAACGCTACGCATTCTATCGTTCAAAGACTTGGTCATCCATTCGTAAGATAGCATTGGAACGTGACAACTATCTATGTCAGTACTGTCTAGCGTTGGGTGTGACCACACCAGACGCTCGTATAGGCGACCACGTAACACCCGTTGAAATAGCTCCAGAACTTAGGACGGAAATTTCAAACGTGGTAGCAACGTGTAGAAGCTGTGATAACACTAAACGCACCCTAGAGCAAGAAATCTATGGTACTGGTCAAAATAGAACGAAACAAAACACCGAGCTACGACTTTCCGTGGCTACGTGGGCAGATTTAATAGCCCGCAAAAAAGAGGACGTTGTTAAACCCCTCTAATAAGCCCATAGCACGATTTTAGAATAAGGGTGGTATAATAACCCTAGAGACGATTTAAAATTGACCCCCGCCCCCTTCTCGTGCCAAGGAGAGCCGCCACAAGGTGTTTTCTTACACCGCACGCCATTTTTGAGGGTTTTTAAGCGGTGTCATAATCGAAAACAGAAAGGAGGGTGCGATGTGGTCAAGAATCCATACTTCAAACAAAATTCGGGGCGTTTACCAACGGACCCTCCGAACTACTTAGGGACGGTGGCTAGAGAGACTTGGCGTAAAATCGTTCCGTTTTTAGAAGATACAGAAAAGGTCGAACGCATTGACACGTTTCTTGTGGAAACCTACTGTACTAACTACGAGATTTACAAGAAAGCCTACGAGGACGTTAAAGAAAACGGTATCCAAACCGAGATTAAAAAAGTTATTCAAGCACAAGGCAGTGGCGAGATTCTAGGCGAGCAGTCGATGGGATTTAAAAAGAACCCGGCCGTTGCTACAATGAAAGATGCCACTGAAACCCTTAATAAAATAGGGATTCAGTTAGGTCTGACCCCTAAAGGACGGGCAGAATTGGCTGAAATAGCCGGAGGGCAAGCTGACAATACATCTATGAAAGATAAGATGGCAGCATTCTTTAAATAAAAGAGGTGAAACATGCAAGAGATTGATTTGACCAAGTCAAAAGATGTAATCGGTGCTTATAATAGCATCGATTTTTCTTTCGAGCGAAAAACTTATACTGACTATGGCACACAATACTGTTTCAATGTGCTAGATGGCAAGATTGTTGCTGGTTACAATATTCAATTAGCATGTTTCCGACACCTCCGAGATTTGCAAAGACAAGGCGATAGCGATTTTCCTTATGTCTATTCGGTTGAAGCGTTTAACCGTTTCTTAAAATTCCTATCATTAGTGCCAAACGTTGATGATCTAAGTCAAAAACTAGAGCCTATGGATTGGCAATATTTTATATTTGCCCAACTATTTGCATGGTTTGATTTAGACGATGTACCAAGGTTTTCAAATATCATTATCTCGATTGCCCGTTCGCAAGGTAAAACGATGATAGCTGGTATCTGCCTTAATTTCTCTTATCTGATTGAAATTATTGGTCAAAGTAACCAAGATTTTCTTGTTAGTTCGCTAAACTTCGACCAAACAATGAAACTGTTTACCTACGTTAAATCTATGATGGCTAGAATCATCGAGAACGAGCCGTTTAAGTCATTGGCAGAGGAAACACAGCTTCAATTATATTCACGAGAAATTAAGTCACTTGTGGATGCTAATACCATTCACACTATCTCGTTTGAATCTGGTAAATTTGACGGTAAGCACTTTAAAACCGCCATTTCTGATGAGGTCGGGGAGCTTAGAACGGATGAAGGTATTTCTAAAATCACATCCGGGCAAGTTAATACCGAGGGTTCACGTTTTATTGAAATTTCAACTTCTTACCAAACGCCCGATGTTCCATTTCATCAAGAGCAGAAAAAACTTATTGAGATTATGGAACGTGACTTTGACAGGTCTGGTGATGACCAGCTATGTCTAATTTGGTCGCAAGATAACTTGGAAGAAGTGTTTAAACCAGAAACATGGGCAAAGAGTAACCCCTTGCTTAATCATCCAAAATTAAAAGATGGATTGATGAAGGGGCTACTTTCCGAACGGGATAAGAAACTACTCATGGGAAAACTTGCTGATTTCCAAGTAAAAAACATGAATTGCTGGTTGTTAGCAGATAGCAATAGCTTCCTTGATCTAACCGATATTGAAAATGCAGTCGTTGATGAGTTCGATATTAAAGGCATGCGTGTCTATGTCGGGCTGGATGCGTCCATGTTTAGCGATAACACGGCTATTGGTTTCGTTTATCCCTACGTTGCTGAAGATGGCAGTCAGAAATGGCATATCGAACAACACAGTTTTATTCCATGGCAACAAGCAGGCTCGCTAGAAGCTAAGATGGAGCAGGACGGTGTCAACTATCGAGACTTGGAAACCAAGGGCTACTGTACGATTACAAGCCATCCACAAGGCCTTATCAATCCAGAGGAAGTATATCGTTGGTTTTGCGAGTATGTAGAAGACAATCAGCTTGATGTGGTCTTCTTTGGCTACGATGCTATGGGAGTTTCAAAGATTATCAAGGCCTTGGAATCTAACACGAGCTTTCCACTTATGCCGATTAGGCAACGAACAAGCGAGTTGAAAGACCCAACAAAATTCCTTCAAACACTCTTTATTGAGGGCAACATTACCCGTTTGGATGATGAAATCATGCGTAAAGCCTTGATAAATGCGGTAATTAAAGAGGATAACATCGGTATTCAAGTCGATAAAATGAAATCGACCTATAAAATCGACGTTGTGGACGCTCTTATCGATGCGTTCTATGATGGCATGTATGCGTTTGAAGACTACGCTATTACCAATAACCCAACGTGGAAGGTAGAGCACATGAGTCAAGAAGCCGTTTTAAATTGGCTAAAAAACCCAGACAGTGGGCTATTAGAGGAGTATTAATACATGATTTTGAAGTTTTTTAAGGCAATTTGGGCTATTTTTGATATTTTGATGTTCATTTTAGCTGCAATTTCGCTCAATGTGACCACTTACCACATTGGCTACGTATGGTTTGGTATTAGTATGACCATTACATTCGTACTAGCGGGTTTAATTAGTGAGCTAGCCGCAAAAAAAGGCTAGAAAGGAGGTGATAATAATTGCCGATATTTAATTTAGCAACCGAAAGCCCACCGAGCAATCAAGGGGGCTTTTTTGATATCACTGATCCAGAGTTTCTAGCTACCTTGAATGGTAGTGAGTGGGTATCAGCCGAAACCGCTCTAAAAAACTCGGATTTATTCTCTATTATCAGTCAGCTATCCAATGATCTAGCGACTGCTAAGTTAACGACTAGCCGAAAACAAATGCAAGGCATTGTGGATAATCCGTCAAACAGTGCTAACCGCTTTAACTTCTACCAGTCAATCTTTGCTCAAATGCTATTGGGTGGGGAAGCTTTTGCATATCGATGGCGAAACGACAATGGGCGTGATATGAAGTGGGAGTATTTAAGACCGTCTCAAGTCTCTTTCAACCGATTGGACAATCAGAATGGTCTTTATTACAACATCACATTCGATGACCCACGTATACCGCCAAAACAACATGTTCCACAAAGCGACATCTTACACTTCAGATTGCTATCTGTAGATGGTGGTTTGACAAGCGTAAGTCCGTTGATGGCTCTTGGTAGAGAACTAGATATTCAAAAAGCTAGTGATAAGCTAACGCTTAATTCCCTTAAGAATGCCCTCAATGCTAATGGTATTTTGAAAATTAAGGGCGGTGGTTTGCTCGATTTCAAAACTAAGGTCTCACGCTCACGACAAGCAATGAAACAAATGCAAGGCGGTCCGTTGGTACTGGATGATTTAGAGGATTTCACACCCCTTGAAATTAAATCCAACGTGGCCCAATTACTTAAGCAAGCAGACTGGACGACCGGACAATTTGCGAAAGTCTACGGCATCCCAGAAAACGTTGTCGGTGGACAAGGTGACCAACAATCGTCACTTGAAATGAGTTCTAACGTCTACTCTAAAGCAGTGGCACGCTATTTAAGACCATTTCTTAGTGAATTGTCTCAAAAACTTTCATGCGATGTGGATGCGGATATTTTTCCAGCGGTTGACCCGACTGGTGCTAACTATATCAGCCGTATCAATAGCATGGTTAAAAGTGGCACACTCGCACAGAATCAAGGCTTGTATATTTTGCAGCAAGCTGAAATTCTACCTAAAGAGTTGCCAGAGGGTAAGAACCCTAACCGTACCACATTGAAAGGAGGTGAGATAAATGGGCAAGATTGACATTAAAGGCGATATTGTAAGTGATGATGCTGGTGCATTCTACGAATACTTTGGCATGTCTAGCACCTATCCAAAACTGGTACAAGATGCCATTGCTAACGATGAAGACGAAGAAATCACGCTTAACATTGCGTCTAATGGTGGTGATGTGTTCGCAGCTAGCGAAATCTATACAATGCTTAAGGCTAGCGGCAAACGTATTGTGGTTAATGTGCAAGGGCTTGCGGCTAGTGCTGCAAGTGTTATTTCTATGGCTGGTGATACCGTGCGTATCAGTCCAACGGCACATATTATGATACATAAGGCATCCACTGGCATCGTCGGTAATAGCGATGACCTAGAACATCAATCAGCGGTGCTTAATAGTATTGATGAATCCATTGCTTTGGCTTATGAGATGAAGACCGGTCTTAAACAACCAGAATTACTTGACCTCATGGCTAAAGAGACATGGCTAAATGCTAAAACTGCCGTTGATAAAGGCTTTGCAGATGAAATCATGTTCTTCGATAACGATGAAGAAGAAATCATGGTTACGAATGCCGTGCATCAACTACCAAGCAAATCAGCAATCACTAAATTTAAGAATATGATTGCGACGCCAAAAACCAATTCATTGCGTGAGCAGAAATTGGCTATTTTACTTGAAAAATGAAAGGAAGATGATTAATGAAAACATCAAACGAATTGCATGACCTTTGGGTTGCTCAAGGCGACAAGGTCGAAAATCTAAATGAAAAACTTAACGTAGCTATGCTTGATGATTCAGTAACCGCTGAAGAATTGCAAGCTATTAAAAACGAGCGTGACACTGCCAAAATGAAGCGTGACATGTTCAAAGAACAATATACTGAAGCTCGTGCTAGTGAAGTTGCAAACATGTCTGAAGAAGACAAGAAACCATTGACTGAAAACGAAGAAGAAGTTAAAGCTTCTTTTGTTAAAGACTTTAAAAACCTTGTTCGTGGTCGTTACCAAAACTTGCTCGATTCTAAAACAGACGGAACTGGTGCTGATGCTGGCTTGACTATCCCACAAGATATTCGTACAGCTATCAATACATTGGTTCGTCAATACGATTCATTGCAAGAGTATGTAAATGTTGAAAACGTAACTACTCTTACTGGTTCTCGTGTTTACGAAAAATGGGCTGATATTACCGGACTTACTAAAATTGATGATGAAGCTGGTCAAATCGGTCAAAACGACGATCCAAAACTTTCTCTTATCCGCTACACAATCAAACGCTACGCTGGTATCTCAACAGTAACTAACAGCTTGCTTGCTGATTCTGCTGAAAATATCCTTGCATGGTTGTCTGGATGGATTGCGAAGAAAGTCGTTGTTACTCGTAACAAAGCCATCTTGGAAGTTATTGCAACACTTCCAACTAAACCAACATTGGCTAAATGGGATGATATCATTGACCTCGAAGCTAAAGTTGACCCAGCGATTAAACAAACATCATTCTTCTTGACTAACACTTCAGGTTTCACTGCCCTTAAGAAAGTTAAGAATGCAATGGGTGACTACCTCATGGAGCGTGATGTGAAATCACCAACTGGTTACTCAATCGACGGTTTCGCAGTTAAAGAAGTATCTGACCGCTGGCTTGCTAATGCTACTACTGGAGCTATGCCATTGTATTTCGGTGACTTGAAACAAGCGGTAACATTGTTTGACCGCCAACACTTGTCACTACTTTCAACAAATATCGGTGGTGGTGCGTTTGAAACTGATACGACTAAAGTACGCGTGATTGACCGTTTCGACGTTGTTAAAACCGATGAAGAAGCGTTTGTGCAAGCGTCATTCAAAGCTATCGCTGACCAAAAAGCTAATCTTACACCAGGGGCTTAATTTAGGAGGTAAGTAATGAGTGTATCTAAGGAAACTATCATGCAGACCCTCAATCTGGATGAGACAGACGACACTGCACTCATTCCAGCTTACATTGAATCGGCTCAACAGTACATTATCAATGCAGTCGGCAGTGACAAGAAGTTTTACGACCTTGAGAGCGTAGAATCTCTATATGACACGGCCGTAATAGCTCTCACAAGCTCTTATTTCACTTATAGAGTGGCTTTAACGGACACGGTGACTTATCCGATTAACCTAACTTTAAATAGCATAATCGGGCAATTAAGGGGCTTATACGCAACGTACAGTGAAGAAAGAGGTGACTAATGCCTAAAGTTAGATATTTACCCTCAGACTTTCGTTTCAAGGCTGATTTTGGTACATACCAAAGCACCCCTAATAAATTTACGGGCGTGAGCGTGCCAAAGTTTGTGAAACAGTTTACGCTGCACTATAAGCCACACACTCGCACACTCAATCAAGAGTATTTGGCCCAACAAAATGGCGAAAGCGATACACGAGTGATTGTTATTCGCCACAACGCTAAAGTGATTGAAGGTCAAGTCGCTGTTTTAAATGGCACTCAGTATGATATTGTGCGTGTTAGCCCAAACGAAAACTTTGGGCTCAATCGCTACGACTTTCTGACTTTGAGAAAGCATAAGAAAGTTGGGTGATAGCTTATGGTAGGGCTTGACAAAGCACTAGAGGGCTGGCTTGAAACAGTAGCTAGCATTGGTGATTTAACACCAGCGGAACAAGCCAAAATAACAACCGCTGGCGCAAAGGTGTTTCAAAAAGAGTTGGAAGAAGTCACTCGAGAGAAACACTACTCAAACAAAAAAGATTTGAAGTATGGACACATGGCTGACGGTTTATCTGTCCAGTCCACTAATGCGGACGGCAGAAAGAACGGTGTGGCAACCGTAGGCTGGAAGAATAATTACCACGCACAAAATGCCAGACGATTAAATGACGGTACGAAGAAATACCGTGCCGATCATTTCGTTACCAATGTCCAAAACGATGGTGCCGTTCAAAGAAAGGTGCTATTAGCAGAAAAAGAGGAGTATGAAAAACTCATTCGCAAGAAAGGAGGAAAGTGATTAAGTGTTAGCAACCGTAAAACTAAAAGAGCTGATTGACGGCAAAGAATTTGGTGAAATAAGCGAAATCTACGCAAACAACTTGCCTAAAGAACTCGAAGAAAACACCGATAAGACAATCGTTTTGCTCACTGAAAGCAATCCATCACTTGATTTGAGTGGGAATAATACCTTTTTCGGAAAAACGGATAGAGTGGAAGTCCAGATTTTTTACAAGGCTGATATTGATTTTGATATCGAAGCCTTTGAAATGGAATTGCTGAAATTCCTAAAATCTGAACACTACTCAATTACAGATATGAGAGAACATAGCATAGACCCCGATACATTACAGATTACGGCGGTCTTTTTTGTTGCTCTCGATAAATTAATTTAACAAAGGAGAAATTACTATATGGCAATTGTAGGTTTGAAAATGGTTCGACTTGCTTTGGTTGACCCAAAAACCCAAAAACTACTTAAAGGTGCTGACGGCCTTTCAACTGATGGCGTGATTGAAGTTGACTCAGCTATGCTTGGTACTCGTACCGCTAACATCTCAAACTTGGAAGGTCAAGCGACTAAAATTCCCGGGAACAACTCAGTGCAAGATGTTATGATTGCACCGGGTTCACCAACAGTAGCGTTCGACTTCAATAACCTTGACTTTGAAATCAAACAGAAAATGCTTGGTTTTAAACCAGACGGCAAGGGTGGTTACGTTATGGACGGTGAAAAACCACACACGGCGGTATTGATTGAATCTGAAACACTTGACCGCAAACACTCAGTGTTCTTTGGTTTCGCTAACGGTATTATGCAAGAATCAACTCAAAACGTTGCTACAGATACCGATACTGCTCAAACTCGTCAAGATGATAACATGACATTCAATGCCTTGTCAGCGATTGCGTTCGGCGGTGAGCCATACAAGAAATACTATTCTGGTGCATCTACGTTTGATAAAACTAACATGTTCAAAGAAGTCTTCGGGGGCTATGCCCTTCCTGCTGCTTCAAACAGTATTTAATAATTCGCAAGAGGTCTGGCTAATGGCCTGACCTCTATTTTGTGTTAAAGGAGTAAAAGATAAATGGAAATCAAAACTATTAAAATCCCAGAAATCAGTAAAAAGGCGTTTGAAGTAGCTACGAGCAACCGCAATGTCTTGCGTATGCACGAGTACCAACTTGCCGTACTTAAAATCAGCGACACCGTTGAAGAAGGTGACACGCAAGAGCAAGCACAAGCGAGCTTCACAATCCTCAAAGAAATGCTTAGTTTTATCCGTGCGGTTCTCAAGTTGGATGATGAAGCCTATGACAAATTGCTTGATTTGGACAACGAACGTACACAAGAGATTGCCGAAAAATTGGTGGGTTATATGTACGGATTGACAGACGAACAACTTGAAAACGCCGCTGGTGAAACTGACCCAAAAGATTAAAGTCTAAAGGCGAACAGATTTTTGATTTAGAAAATCGCATTGAAGATTTGAAAATCATTGCTAAAAAATCAATCCAAGGCTTTGGGTGGACACTAGATCAGTATTACGACACTGACTATTACGAGCTAATGAAAATCTTAAATGCCAAAGAGGAAGAAGATAGAATGGTGGACCCAACATCTTTACTCTAAATATTTAAGGGAAGGAGGAAAAAACATACATGGCAAAAGTACAAGCTACCATGTCCACGGAAATTGCTTTGGATACGCTTCAAGCAGCTAACTCGATTAAGCGGTTAACTCAGTTAGTCAATAGCTCTACGAACGCATGGAAGGCACAAGAAAGCCAAATGCGTAGTGCTGGTGACTATTTGGGAGCGGCGCAAGCTAAGTACGATGGTTTGGGTAATGCTATTCAAAACCAACAACATAAGATTGAGAAACTGAAACAAGAGCAGTCTCAACTTAAGGGTAGCACCGCTGAAACCGCTGAACAGTATCTAAAATACCAACAACAGATTGACCAAGCGACTACTCGTCTGGCATCGTTGGAAAATCAACAACGGCAAGCTAAGAATAGCCTAGATTATCATAGGTCTGGGCTTGCTGAATTGCAGAAACAGTACAAGCTGCAAAATGAATCGTCTGAAGCCTACGTTAAACGCTTAAAAGCGGAAGGTAAAGAGGATGAAGCGAGGGAAGAACAACTTAAGCAATACAAGAGTTCGATTACTAACTTAAATAAGCAGTATGAGAAACAAAAAGATATGCTTGAGCGTGTCGCTCGCCAATCTGGTAAAACCTCTGAAGAATACCTTGTTCAGCGTAGACGCTTGGATGAAACGGCTACTAGTTTGGCTCATGCTCGTAATGCTGCCGATAGATTGAATGATGAGATTGAACAAAGTCAACGTTCTAGCTCACTCATTGGTCGCTTAAAAGATAGCTTTAAACGTTTAGGTAGTGAAGTTGGTGAGACTGAAACGAAAACCTCACGCTTAAAAGGTATCTTCGGGGCTACGTTTGCCGCTAACTTGATCAGCAACGGTTTCCAAAATGCATTGGGAGCTATTAAGGGCAAGTTTGATGAAATCGCACAATCAAGTGCCGAATATGTTAAATATCAACAAACCATGAATGCCACTTGGTTAACGCTTACCGGAAACGCCGAGGAAGGTAAGAAGATGGTCGATATGACCAACCAAATGGCACAAGCGGCGGCTAACTCAACCGAAATGGTTGACGGTATGAACCAAAAATTCTATGCCGTTACCCACAATACCGAGTTGACTAAGCAGCAAACACAAGCCATCTTGACCTTGCAAGATGCGTTTGGTCAGACCGATGCAGCCGTTGAGAATTTCGCTACTCAGTGGGCTCAAATGATTGCCAACGGTAAGGTTCAAGGGCAAGATATGATGTCTATCATCAATGTTTTCCCAGAAATGAAGAACCAGCTTAAAGAAGTAGCTGCGCAAGAATTGGGCATTACAGACATGACTGCCGATAAATATGCGGAGCTCCAAAAAGATGGTAAAATCACCGCAGAGATGGCACAGAAAGCCTTGTTCGAGTTGCAAGACAAATACAAGGATGCGACGGCTAACTTCTCGACGACTATCGGTGGTCTTGAAAGAACTATCCAGTCTCGTATGCCGGCGGTAGTTGCAGCTTTCCGTGACCCAATCGATAAAATGAAAAACCCATTCTTGCAACAGATTGGGAATTGGGTTGCTGATCCTAACACTGAAACGAAATTCAAGGATTTAGGGGAGCATGTTTCCAAAGGTCTAGGCACTATCATGGATGCCTTTTCTAAAGTGTTTAACCTTGGAAATGGCACGGATAAACTTAATGGCTTAATGGACGGTCTCAATAAGTTTGTCGATAATTTGAGTAAGAGTATTGCTAACAACGCCCCTAAAATTGTAGCTTTCTTCAAGGAAGTCAAGGATAGTCTGGGAGCAGTATTTAGCATTGGTAAAGACTTTGCTGGTGGTGTCTGGGAAGTTGCCGTTGACATGATTAAAGGTGTCGCTGGAGCGTTTAACCTCATGACTGGCAATGGTAAGAAAGCTAAAGGGCCAGTCACATCACTATCTAAGGCATTAGGTGGCATTGCAAAACATAAGACGGCTATTAAAACAGTCGGTTCTTTGTTTGCTGCTTATTTCGTAGGCTCTAAGGTTGCTCTTGGTATTACAGCAGTAGTCAAAGGCATTCATGCATGGCGAACAGCTACAGTCGGAATGACTGCGGCACAAAAATTATTGAATCTAGCTATGGCTTCCAACCCTATCGGTTTGATTGTGGTTGCAGTAACTACGGCTATCACTGCCTTGGTGTTGCTTTACAAACACAATAAGAAATTCAAAGCTTTTGTTGATGGCATGTTCAGTGCTGCTAAAAAAGCCTTTGACAAGATTTTTAAAGTGACAAAAGAAATCTTTGGTAAGATCATTGATTTCTTTAAAAAGGACTGGAAACAGGTCCTTTTATTTATTGCCAATCCGATTGCTGGAGCTTTTGCTTTAATTTATAAGCATAATAAGAAATTTAAGAAATTCGTTGATGGCATCGTTAAGAGTATCAAGGATGGTTTTTCTGGTGCTGCTAAATGGCTCGGTAAGACATGGGATGGCATGAAGAAGACTTGGACTGGTGCGATGGACTCAATGACCAAGAGCACTAAAAAAGGCTTCGAACAAACAAAGAACTACTTTACTGGTGGTGAAAAAGGCATTAAAGCCTTTACTAACACTGCCAAGAAATTGCTTGTCATCTCCAATCCAGTAGTCGCTGGGTTTAAGTTGATGTACGAGCATAACAAGCCATTTAAGAAGTTTGTTGATAGCACGGTGGATCATGTTAAAGATATGGCGAAAGGCGTTGCAAAACACATGACTAATCTTAAAAAAGACTGGTCTGATAAGTGGGACAACGTCAAGAAATTCGCATCTAAAACATGGGAAGGCATCAAGGGTAATGCTACGGAAGCCATGACTGCCCTTGGTAAAGATATCGACAAACACCACAAAGGCATCAATAAGAATTGGTTTGATGGTTGGGAAAACTCTAAGAAATTCCTATCTAAAAAATGGGATGAAATCGGAGCGTTAACACAAGAGAAATTTGGAGTTAACATTACCAAACTAATCACGGATGCCTTGACTAACATTGGCAATTTCTTCAAGAATACGTGGGACAATGTCAAAAAAGGTTTTGGCGAAATGTGGGACGGCATGAAAAAACTTGCCGGTGATGGTATCAACGCTGTCATCGCACTGCCAAACGCTGGTATTGATGGTATCAACAAACTGATTTCTGATTTTGGTGGTAGCAAAGAAGCTATCTCGAAAATCCCGAAAGTTAAGTTTGCCGGTGGTACTGGTATGTTTAGCTCATACCGAAACCCAATCACTAAACCTACGTTAGCTACGCTTAATGACGGCTACGATAGCCCAGGAACAAACAACCAAGAAATGGTGATTCTGCCTAACGGTAAGCCATTCTTGCCACAAGGGCGAAACGTTGAATACCTCTTGCCAGCTGGTTCGGAAGTCATTAATGCCAGTGAATTGGCTTTGCTCATGGGTGTTGAACGTGGAGCGTTTGCGAAAGGTACTGGTTTCTGGTCTAAAATCTGGGATACGGCTACTAACGTTGCTGGCTCAGTTTGGGATACCATGAAGAATGGCGTCGATAAATTCATGAAAATGATTGAGTTTGTCACCGATGTTGTTAAAGATCCCGTTGGTTCATTGGCTAAGAAATTCAGTCCTAATGCTGATAAGTTAGCTGGTATGTTTAACCCGCTCGGTAACGCTCTTTACAAGAAACCAGTCGAAGAAGCTAAGAACTGGTGGAAAGAGCTTTGGTCTATGGCTAGTGCCTCGATGGATGAAGGTACTGTGGCAATGGGTGCTAAAGGCGATGACTACCGCTTCAAAGACAAGGCTAAAGACGCTGGTGCTGACCCGTGGGGTTATTTCTACCGTGAGTGTGTATCCTTCGTTGCCAGTCGTTTGGCTAACCTTGGTGTTAAGCCTAGTCTATTTAGTCACCTCGGTAATGGTAACCAGTGGATATCTGCCAGCGTGCCACACTTAAGTAGACCTAAACCGGGTACGGTAGCCGTCTACACTGGTGGTCCGGTATCAAGTAACCACGTTGACTTTGTAACAGCCGTACATGGCGACACCTACGATGGTGAAGAATACAACTACGGCGGTAATGGTCAGTATCACCAATATGCCGGACGACATATTTCGAACGCTGCTACTTTCCTTGATTTCGGTGTTCGAGATAGTGGCAGTAGCGGTGAAGACAATAGCAAACCGTTAAAAGACCGTAACAGCCCACTTCAAACCTTGATTAAACGTCAAGTCGGTGGCATGTTCGATTGGATTAAGAAAACCCTTGGTCCATTGCTCAGCCCAGCTGGTGGCGGTGAAGATGGACCTCAAGGTACGGGTGTTTCAAGATGGCGTGAATCGGTTGTTCGTGCCTTGAAAGCAAATGGAATCGAGCCGAATGACTTCCGTGTATCTAAGATTTTGGCAACCATCCAGCGTGAATCTGGTGGCAACCCTAACGTCCAAAATAATTGGGATAGTAACGCCAGAGCGGGTACACCTTCAATTGGTTTGATGCAGACCATTGGGCCTACATTCAACGCATACAAACACCCAGGGCACAACAATATTCGTAATGGCTATGATAACTTGCTTGCTGCAATCAACTACATCAAGCATCGTTATGGTACATCGGATGCAGCCTTTAACCGTGTCGCAGCCTATGGCTATGCCAACGGTGGTCTAGTCCACAAGAATGGTGTTTATGAATTAGCTGAAGGCGATATGCCAGAGTACGTTATTCCAACGGATATCGCCAAACGTGGTAGAGCGTGGCAACTACTTACTGAAGCAGTGGCACGTTTTGCTGGTGATGCCCCACAAGGCAATCACGATAACACTTCAGACCGCGAGCGTGTTTCTGTTCTCGAAGACAAATTAGATGTCATGATTGGTTTGCTAGGTCAGCTAGTAACTAATGGCTCTAACCCAATCGAGATCAGAAACGTTATTGACGGTAGAAGTGTGTCAAACGGTCTCGCACCGTTCATGACAAAAGCAACAAACGATTATGAACGCAGACAAGCGTTGCTAGGAGGTAGCATTATTTGATAGGAATGTCAGTAACTTATGACGGTAAGAACTTAACCGAATTATTTAATGAGGGACAAGGGCGTACCGTTCCAGTGGATGTCACTAAAAACGTGGCATCTAACTTCAACAACAACTATCAAGACCAAGGGCGTAGACGCTACGGTCAGCAATTCCTATATAGCACCTTGTCAGTCAAACAGATTCAAGTATCGTTTACCTTAGTTGGGAACTACGACTACTTTAATACCATTGCTGAAACGCTAGGCGGATACCTCAACGTTGACAAACCGAAACCATTGATTTTCGGTGATGAGCCTAACAAGGTTTGGGAAGCTATTCCGTCTGGTCAAGCGTCCTTAACAGTGGATAAGAACACGGCGCCGATTACCGCAACGGTAACGGTTACGTTTGATGTTCCGAAAAGCTACGGTGAGAACAAGGTACAAGCCCTAGTAAGTAGCGACGGTGAAACCAAGTACGGAAGTATTAAAAAGATATCCACTGGGCATTACAAGGCTACGTTAAAAAACTTTGGTACGGCTGAAACTTACCCAGATATTAAACTGAAGTTTAACTCAGATAATGGTTGGGTTGGGATTGTGAAATCTTCTAGTGAAAGCTACGAGATTGGCAACCCTAATGAAGCTGATACACAAAACGTTAAGCGTTCGGAAATATTGCTAGATTATCGAGATGAAAATGGGATACAGAAAGGCTTTGCTAGTGGTTCAAAAAACAATGGTGTTTTAAATGACAACAGTGCTGATTTGAACGGAACTCTAAACATTGTCGATGTATTCAATCGCCCCAATATCGCACTGACTTCAAGAGGAAACGGAAGTAAGTTTTTGCAAGGAAGTTCGATTTCATGGGATATTCCAGTTGATTCGAATGGTGAAAGAGGTTCACTCAACGATTACATTTGGTGGAGACAAGTTTTTTGGTTAGGTTTGTCTAGCCAATATGGCTATCTCAAAATCTGTGTTTCCGATGATCAAGGTCGTTTCCTTTACGGCGTAGAGTCTAAGAAGAAAGAAAACGGACTAGGTTGTGATTACAACATCATGACTACTGATGGCAAAGGCAGTTACCAAATTATTGACAGTAGGCATTTTCTGGGTACGCATTTAGACGAACACAATCCATTTAACGCACAACGTGGGTGGTCTGATATGGCACGTAGGGATGACGAATTAATTTTCTATTGGTGGGGTTCTTATCTAAAATATAAAGTTCCTATCTTGAAAGGGCGTAAGTCAGCAAAAGTTAGTATTCTATTGTCTGGCGTTGGTCAGAGCCCACTTGTAACTCACATGTATGTCGATAAGTTCTGCTACCGCAAAGATTTTGTCAGCGCTACTGAGGATATTCCTAACTGCTTTGGCAAAGGCTCGGTGCTGGAAGTGGACATGTCGAAAGGTAAAACCTTTGTTGACAACTTGCCGGCATCTAACGAACTAACTTACTTATCTGAGCCGTTCAGTATCGGCACTGGTGAAACTGAAATCGACATTTACACATCAAGCTGGATAAGAACTGACCCAACAATTGAAATCACTTGGAAGGAGCGTTTTGTTTAATGCAAATTTGGATTCATGACAAAAACATGCGTAAGGTTTGTGCCCTAAACAATAACGTTCCGGGCATGTTGCCCTATTCTAACAGTCAGTGGCACACTTATCTTGAATACTCAACCAGTACATTCGATTTCACGATTCCTAAAATCGTTAACGGTAAAATGCACGAGGATGTGAAATACATCAACGATCAAATGTATGTGTCATTTTTCTACGATAATACTTACCACGTTTTCTATGTATCTCAACTTGTCGAGAATGACACGAGCTTTCAAGCGACTTGTAACAACACTAACCTTGAGTTTGCGATGGAATCTGCACAGTCTCGCAAGTCGGATAAACCACAGAATATTGCTTGGTATTTAAAGGAGCTAGAATTATTAGGGAATGCCGGTCTTGAAATTGGTATCAATGAGATTTCTGACAAAACAAGAACTATCACGTTTGAATCTCAAAACGGTACTAAGTTAGAACAACTTCATAGCTTGATGAATCAATTCGACGCTGAATTTGTTTTTCGTACCGACTTAAACCGAGACGGCACTTTGAAAAAGTTTATCATCGACATCTACCAGCAACCAGACGAAAACCACCACGGTATAGGTAAAGTGCGAGGGGATGTCATTCTCTACTACCAAAACGGGCTAAAAGGTGTCCAAGTTGCTAGCGATAAAACCCAACTATTCAATGCTGGGTATTTCGTTGGGCAAGAAGGAACTAATCTTGAGAGCGTTGAGTTTGAAGAAAAAAACGAGCGTGGGCAAGTAGAGTTTTATTCTAAAAAAGGCAGTCCAATGGTCTATGCACCGCTATCTATGGAGAAATACCCGTCAACATTGAAGGATAGTGACACAGATAGATGGACACGCAAGGACTTTGAAACTGAATACAAGGATGTTAATGCATTAAAAGGGTACGCTATTAGCACGATAAAGAAATACGCTTATCCGCTATTGACCTATACCGTCGATATTCAATCTAGTTTTATTGAAAACTACAAGGATATCAATTTAGGGGACACCGTTAAGATTATTAATAATAATTTCAGAGGTGGGTTAACCCTTGAAGCTCGTGTATCTGAAATGGTAATCAGCTTCGACATGCCACTTAATAACTCAGTTGTGTTTACCAATTTCAGAAAGCTGGACAACAAACCATCGTCTGACTTGCAACAGCGTATTGATGAAATCGCAGCAAGAGCCTTGCCGTACCGTGTCGAGATCACAACCACGAACGGAACAGCGTTTAAAAATGGCGTCGGTCGCTCGACTGTTCGACCAGTTTTAAAACAAGGCGATAAAACTGTTAATGCAACGTGGCGTTTCGTAATTGACGGTGTCATTAAATACGTGGGTATGACCTACGACATGGTAGCGTCACAGATTACCCAACCGACAGCGTTGACGGTTTCGGCGTGGGTAGATAATAAAGAAGTAGCTTCAGAAGAAGTTACTTTTTTAAATGTCTCAGACGGTAGAAATGGTACAAAAGGCGACCCCGGACCTAAAGGGGATAAAGGCGAGCAAGGGCCGAAAGGCGATAGAGGTAATGACGGCTTACCCGGTAAAAATGGTATTGGATTAAAATCTACCACTATCACTTATGGCATGAGCGACAGTGACACTGTAATGCCTACAAGCTGGACTTCCAACCCACCCGTTTTAGTTAAAGGTAAATACCTATGGACTAAGACACAGTGGATGTATACGGACTTATCTAGTGAAACTGGATATCAGAAAACATACATTCCACAAAACGGTTCTAAGGGTGATGATGGCCTTCCGGGGAAAGACGGTGTTGGGCTAGTGAATACTACCTTGCGTTATGCGAAATCAACGGACGGTGTAAATAAACCGTCTGGTAGCGTAATCGCAGCAATTAGCGATAAATACCAACCATCTAAATCAACGACTGACAACCTCATCGCGACTGGTCAACGTGTCCGATTAGAACAAGGTAAGACCTACATTTTATCCGCTGAAACTAATGGAGCGTTTACCAATCAGCACAACCCAAACCAACAAAGCGATAATGCTACGATTTGGCTTGTCAATCCAAGTTTCAGTACATGGGCAGTGATTTCCGATAACAACACGGCTAACGGTACGAGATACACCCACAACCGCCCGACTGGTGAATACAATATTCGTGTCAATGGTTATAAAACCGATAATTCGACATGGGTTAAAAACATCGTATTCGAGGACGGCACATGGTCGCCAGATATCCCGACGGTCAACCCCGGTGAATATCTTTGGACTAGAACGACATGGTTTTATTCAGACGGAACGAACGAACAAGGTTTTTCCGTTGCGAAAATGGGCGAACAAGGACCAAAGGGAGACCGTGGGAATGATGGTGTTCCCGGCAAAAATGGTATCGGTATCAGAAATACTAGTGTTCTATACGGTCTATCAGTATCTGAAACCGCGCCACCAACCGCATGGTACGAGAATCCACCAGCATTAGTTAAGGGACAATGGTTTTGGAGCAAGACGGTTTGGACTTACACAGATAACACCACTGAAACGGGATATCAAAAAACCTATGTTGCTAGAGACGGCAACGATGGTAACAACGGTATCGCTGGTAAGGATGGCGTCGGTATTCGTAGCACCACGATTACTTATGCACAAGGAATGTCGGGGACAGTAGCACCAACGACTGGTTGGACTAGTCAAGTACCTAACGTGCCAGCGGGACAATACCTTTGGACTAAAACGGTTTGGAGTTATACGGATAACACTAATGAAACCGGCTATTCAGTTTCTAAAATTGGTGAGCAAGGACCGCAAGGTGTTAAGGGAGACACTGGTGTGAAAGGTGACAGAGGCGATAGAGGTTTACAAGGCGAGCGTGGTTTAACCGGTCCTGCCGGTCCCCAAGGCTTGCAAGGTCCAAAAGGTGACCAAGGTATCCCCGGTGTTAAGGGTGCGGATGGTAAAACACAGTATACCCACATTGCTTATGCTGATACCGTTTCCGGTGGTGGCTTTAGTCAAACAGACACTAACAAACCATTCATCGGAATGTATCAAGATTTCAATACTGCCGATAGCCGTAATCCGCAAGATTACCGCTGGTCTAAGTGGAAAGGTAGCGACGGGCGTGACGGCATTCCGGGTAAAGCTGGAGCAGACGGACGAACACCTTACGTTCACTTCGCCTATGCTGACAGTGCTGATGGCCGCACTGGTTTCAGCCTGACACAGGACGGCACTAAGCGGTATTTGGGCGTATGTACTAACTTCGATAGAGAGAATAGCACTAATCCAGCCGATTACTCATGGAACGATATGACAGGAAGTGTTTCGGTTGGTGGTGAAAACTTAATAACAAACTCAGCATTTCCAGAGAATCTTGATAACTGGGGCTTTTGGCAAACTCCACAACAGAACCCTAATCTGTCTGTTTCACAGCATCCGTATTACTACAATAGCGCTAAACCGCTATTCTTGCTTAAAACATCATCACCAGTACCAGCGTCTACGCCACGTTTTTCAGTCAAACGAAATACTGATTATTCGTTTAATATTCAAACGTTCGCCACTGGGAATATCAAGGGCGTAGACATCTATTTTCTTGGTCGGAAGTCGAACGAAACGAGCAAGAATTACACAAAGGCGGTGCGTTTTAAAGCACACACTGGTTCACCGTCAGTCACCGGACTCGCTAAATGGCACTTAACATTTAATTCTGATGAATGCGACGAAGGCTATATCCGTATTGATAACACTGGCACCACCAACGGCAGTGAGTCGTTGCTATTCTTCACTGAATTAGACTGCTACGAGGGTACGACAGACAGGGCGTGGCAGGCGTCACCGAAAGACCTAGCTAGCCAGTTAGATGGCAAGGCTGACAGTGCTTTGACACAAAGCCAGCTAAACCGATTGAATGAGATTAATTCCGTGATGAAAGCTGAACTCGAAGCTAAAGTGTCCCTTGACACGCTTAATCAGTGGGTGAAGGCTTACCAAGATTTTGTTAATGCAAACAACGCCAACAGGGTACAAGCCGAAAAGAACCTTGCGGACGCCAGTGCCCGTGTTGCAAAACTAGAGAACAATCTGAATGACATGTCAGAGCGTTGGAACTTTATCGACAGTTACATGGCATCGTCTAACGAAGGTCTTGTCATTGGTAAAACAGATAATTCTAGCTCTATGCTATTCAATCCAAATGGTCGCATTTCAATGTTCTCAGCTGGTAACGAGGTCATGTATATCTCGCAAGGTGTCATTCACATTGAAAATGGTATCTTTTCAAAAACCATTCAAATTGGGCGATTTAGGGAAGAACAAGATTACATCAACCCAGACCGTAACGTAATCAGATATGTAGGAGGTAAGTAAGATGGCAGAATATTGGTCGAATACCGACAAAGGTTTCCGCATCAAAATGACAATCGACCAAGTGAGTCAGAATGTCGAGAAAAATAGTTCTACTGTCCGCATTAGATTAGTTTTGTTTAATACTAATCAAACGTTTCCAAGAGGAATGTGCAAGTGGTATGTTGATGCGTTTGGTCAATACATTGGCGACACTAACTATTTAGAAGTTTCAAGACTAAATTCAGAAACACAACTAATCGATAAAACTATCGAAGTTGAACACACCAACGGCAAGAACGTGTTTGGTTCAAAGGCGTTCTTCTATTGTTACAACCCGCAAGGCCCGGGAGATTTAAATGTTGGTCCATACGCTATCACCCTTGACCCGATCACCAATGCTAGCGTCTTAACCATGCCTAGTAACGTCATTTTAGGTGATAGTGTTAATTTCTCTATTGCTAAAAAAGTAGCTTCAGCTAAGCACACACTACGTTACTCATGGTATGGTCTCAACGGCAAATTGGCAGATAACATCGACACATCGTATAGATGGACGATTCCAGACAGTTTTGCCAACGACATTCCGAATAGTTCCAGCGGTTGGGGAACGATATTCCTAGATACTTACGTTGACGGAAAACTAATCAATACGCAATCAAAAACATTCACTGCTGGCTTGTCGTTAAACAGAGTTAAGCCCACATTCTCTAGGATTGCATTAGCGGACGCCACTGAATTGACAAGGAATATTACTCAATCAGATAGGCATTTTGTTTCTGTAATATCGAAAATCTATGCACGGTTTGACAATGTTCAAGCGAAATACGGAGCATCTATCACAAACTACTTTATGGAAATAGTCGGTAATAATAACACGATTTCTGCACCTAACGGCACTTTTCGTGAAATTTCCGTCAGTAAAGACACGCAATTCACGTTGAAGGGCTATGTCGAAGATAGTCGAGGGATTAGATCTGACCCTTACGAAACGACCATCACTGTTTTAAATTACTTCAGTCCAACATTGAAGTTCGAAGTAGTTCGTAGCGGTGCAACCAATAGCACGCTTACCATTAAGCGTTACGCCAAAGTAGCACCTCTAACGGTTAACGGTGTCCAAAAAAACCCAATGAAGTTAACGTTCACCACACGAAACGTTGATTCTGATACAGAAACTATTGATAACGGTGGAGCTGGTGGGAATTGGTCGCAGATTTCAGAGTTTAACGCATCAAACGCAAACCTCGGTAATTCGTACCCAGCCGATACGTCCTATATTGTGGTTGGAAAACTGGAAGATAAGTTTACTAGTGTATCGTTCCAAGCCACTGTTCCGAGTGCCCGACTTGTAATGTCCTACGATAAAGAAGGTATCGGAATTAATAAGTACCGTGAACGTGGGGCCTTGGATGTTGATGGTTTAATTTATTCAAACCGCAAGCAGATTCAGCATCACAAGTTGACTGAACCCAACGGGATAGCTATGGATACTAAAGTGGATAACCTAAACGACTATAGAACCACTGGTTTCTATTCGATTTTAGGCAACTACCGAAACCATCCAGCATCGGGTGAGGGGGCTTATTTGCAAGTCGTGGAAAGTGTTTCTGGGTACCATCAAACATTAACGACTGTTTCTGGTCGGATGTTTAAACGGACGGTGACTAGTAACTCTAACGGCTCGTGGATTGAATACACGCCCAAACCAGAGAAACCGGAAAAGCCAGAACCGGCTCTAATAAAGAAAGAAGTCAATATGGGTTTTGGCGTTAAAGCTAACATGGTTAGAAAAGGGAACACAGTTATGTGCAGTTTGGTTCGTGGTATCTATTCGGCACTAGGTGGAATCGAATACAAAGAGCTTAACGAAAAAATGCCAGAAGGTTTTAGGCCAGTCGTCGAAACGAATTTGAATGCGAGTAAAAATGTTGGCGGCAATCAAATTGGTGTAGCAACGTGGCATCTATTGCCAAACGGGAATATTAATTTAACCAATCAATCGGACACCAAATCCGTTTACAACGGAACTGTTTCTTATATCACTCAAGACAATTATCCAAATTAAGAAAGGAAAAATAATTATGTCACTTAAAATTACAAAACAACGCACAATCAATGCAGAATTTAATGTCGAAGAAGAAGGAGCTACAACCCTTGTTAAGCAAACATTTATCAGCGTAGATTCCAACGCAGTCTCTACAGTTCAAGAAAATCTTCTAAACGCTGAGCTCTATGCTAAACACCGTCAAGATATGCGTGCGGATGAGCGTGCTCTACGTGAGTTGCGTTATAAAGTTGAAGACGAAATTCTGGCTGATACTACACAGGCGTAAAGCGTTAAAAAAATGGGGGTAAAAAATAAAAGATGAATATTTCTGATTTGATTGACCACCTTGCCCCTACTATCGGAGTCATAGCAACGGGCTGGTTTGGTATGAAAGCTAGCAAGTCAGCTAATTTAAGCAAATCGCAATTCGGAGATTTAAAAAGCGAATTGGAAAATATCACCGATTCGGTTGAAGTCGTTCAACAAATCGGTGAATCAAATAACGAGAAAATCAACGAATTAAGCGACAAACTAGCAGTGCATGATGAAGCACACCTTGTTACCATGTATCTACGCCTTGAGCGTGACATTAACAAAGAATTAGACCGGGGATATACCACGGTTCACAATTCCGATGTGATTCACAAAATGCACTCCAGCTATAAAAAATTAGGTGGCAACGGGTACATTGACGCCCTTTATAAGAAATACATTAATTTAGAAGTGAGGAATTAAACATGAAAATTAACTGGTCTATTCGTTTTAAAAACCGTACATTCGTAACACGCTTTGCACTAGCATTGGTGTTGCCAGTTTTGGCTTACTTTGGTATCAAATTTGAAGATATCACAAGTTGGGGAGCTTTGTTTGGATTGTTCGGCAGATTCTTGTCTAACCCATACTTGGTAGGTTTGACAGTGGTCAATGCCTTGAATATGTTCCCAGACCCAACCACGAAAGGTCTTAGCGATAGCGAGCGAGCACTATCATACACTAAACCTTATGAGGACTAGCTTATGGCTAAACTCATGACCTCTATCAACCAAATCGAGGGTGGTGATGTTCTCAAATCTGGGGACATCACTTCCGTCTTTGGTTTTGAAATTTTGGGTTACGATGGAAAACACATGAATCTGTCCGGCACTGGTAAGCTAACGCTTTCCAATGACGAAACCGTGGCACTCTATCAAGATGTTACCGTTGAAAATGGGCATTTTACCTTCGTCATAGGTGATGTCGTAGAGCCTGGCACATACTACCTAGAGATTAAACTGAATGGGCATATCTTCCCGTCTAACAATTTCAAGGTAAAAGTCAAGAGCTCACTAAATATTGACGGTGCGATTCCATCAAAAAAAGACCCTAAACTAAAACTACTAGCGGATGAATTGCGAGAGTCCGGGTTAATCAGTGGTGGCACTGATACCACTGAAGACCTCGTTAATGTCTACAATCTAGCCAAAATTTGAAAGGAAACATAAATGAGTAAATTACATGATTTCGCCCAAGCCGTGGGTGCAGATATCAAAGAAATTAAAACAACCCTAGCAGGCAAAGCCGATAAGGGTTCGGAAGGTGTGACAGAAGAACGCTTGACTCAAGCAATCACGCAAGTTAAGACAGATATCATCGGTAATGCACCAGAAGAATTAGACACACTCAAGGAAATCGCTGATAAAATCAGTGCAGCGGGTGGCAATACTGACGGCGGTATCATCTCGAAAATGACCGAGCTTGGCACTCGTATTGATACTATCGAGCAAGAAGACCTTGTGAGCGTCTATAACACAGCGAAAAACACTCTCTAATAGGGGGTGAATTATGAGTAATTTAAGCAAGGCCATTGAAGCCATTGGTCGTGATATTGGCGATATTAAAGGTAAACAATCTTCATCATTGACTGTCAGCCAAGCGTATGGACTGTTTCCGACATATAACAACTTTTTCCTACAAGTTATGGAACAAAATAAATTTGCGGAAGACCCACTTGTAACAAAATCTCAACTACCTACAAACGAAATTGAGACTTTAAAACAGAAGGTTGCTGATTTGGAGAAAACGCTTTCGGAGATTAAACAATCTATTCAAAAATAATTATGAGAAAGGAGACCTATGACATCTAAAACACAGTTATTAAACACGCTTGAAAGCCTAGTCAATCAACGTGTAACCGTGCCTACCAACCCTTATGGCGGGCAATGTGCAGCTTTGATTGACTACGTTTTACAGTATGCGGGTTTATTTAATCTCGATTTCAGCTACATGAATGCGATTGACGGATTGGATAGAGCAGAAAATCTAGGGCTTAAAGTCACACGTTTTAACGGCTCTAACAATCCACCAGTAGGCAGTGTATGGGTGACCAACTGTTTACCTTACCACCAATTCGGGCATATTGGCTTTGTTGTCGCAGAAAATCCAGACGGGACAGTTACCACAGTCGAACAAAATATCGACGGTAACGCTGACTGCCTATATAATGGCGGTTGGACACGCAAAGTAACCCGCAACCTCGATAGTGCTGGTAATTTCAGCTATATCGACTGGAGTGCGCCAAGTCAGCAAATGGTAGGATGGTTTGAATTGCCATTCGATGGTATGACCGAGAATAATTACTTTATCGACGTGTCAGCTTACCAACCGGGCGACTTGACTAGTATTTGTAGTGCTAGCGGCACGAACAATACAGTTATTAAAGTAACCGAGGGTGTGGGTTGGGTTAGCCCAGTTGCTACTCAGCAAACCAACACAAGTAATTGTATCGGTTACTACCACTTTGCCCGATTCGGTGGCGATGTAGCAACGGCACAAGCTGAAGCTAACTATTTCATCAGTAATCTGCCATCACACCCTCGTTATTTGGTTTGTGATTATGAAGACGGCGCTAGCGGTGACAAACAAGCGAATACTAATGCAGTATTGGCATTTATGGATATCTGTAAGGCGAATGGTTTCGAGCCTATCTATTACAGTTACAAACCTTATACATTGGCTAACGTGTACGTAGATCAAATCACTGCACGTTATCCTAACAGTCTATGGATTGCAGCGTACCCAGATTACGAGGTACGCCCAGAGCCTTATTGGGGTGTGTATCCAAACATGGAACACACACGTTGGTGGCAGTTTACATCAACCGGCTTAGCTGGTGGATTGGATAAGAACGTTGTTATCATCAATGACGGTGATAGCCTAGTAAATAAAGAAAAGGAAGAAGAAAATATGGATTATGTAGTACGTAGCGAAAGCGGTTCTCAAGGATATGTTGGTGTGGTTAATGGTCGTGTATTCGGTATCGGCTCAATGGGTACAGTAGATGCCCTACGTTCGGCGGGAGCTAAACACTTGACCTTGCCAGACGCTGATTTCGACCGTTTCTTGAATAGCCAATCAAACGACACACAAGCAGTAGCCAAAGCGGTATCTGAAGCTAGTGCATCAGTCGTTAAGGCTATTGAAGAACGTGCACAAGCAACACAAGGTCAAACTGGTGTATAATTAAATAAAAGAACCACGAAAACTATAAACTGAAAAGGAGTATATCACCTCCCGACAGACCACAGTTCGGACATCATGGTGGTAGTGGTCGAAGCCTCAGCATTTTGCTGGGGCTTTTTTTGTGTTATAATGAATATTGGTTTTGAGAATAGCCTTCATAGGTAGACGCCGCCCTTTTTATGGGCGGTTTTTTATTTTGCAAAAAAACTAAATTTCTTTATCAAAAGTATTGACAATATATAGTATATGTACTATAATGTAAATGAAGATAAGGAAAGGGAGAACGAAAGAAGTTCTCAAGGTAAAGCAAAATGGACGCACAAGCAAAAGCAACTAAAAAATGGAACGAGCAGAATAGAGAACATCGGAACTACTTATCGAAACGGTCGTCAGCCCGTAGCTTTATCAGAAATCATGCTACAGGCTCGGATTTGAACGAACTAGAGGAATTAATTGCAGAAAGAAGGGACGCACTCATGACGAACTTGGAAAAAGAAATTAAACAAATCATCGAAGATGTATATGCTGAAGAATTGAAAGAACAATCTTGGGAAGATGTGGCTGACATGCTAGATTTTTGGCGAGACAAAGACGGAGACTTGCTAATTGAAGGGCGTGGCGTGAAACCCATTGACGGCGTGCACTACGTGGGCTACGCTGATAATGGTGTAATCTGGGAACGCTAAAAGACTAGGGGTATCCTAGCCTTTTTTTATTCATTTAATATGGATTGTGGTATAATAAATACATGAGTGTTGCCAAAACCCACACTTTCATAAATAGGCATAATTAACCCCCTCTTTCTAGGTTTCTCGTTCAAGGACTGTTTCAGCAGTTCTTTTTTGTCCACATTTCTGTCCACCTTTTTCAAAAATCTACGGAAACAAATAAAAATAAAAACTATAAATCCCTAGTAAGAATAAGGTTTTATAGCTTTTATTTATTTCTATATTTTATATCTTTTCGTTGGCAGGGGACATTTTAAGCCTTTAACCATGCGGTTTTAAGCTATCTTGCCCCAAATTGAAGCCAAATGTACTTGACGCCTATTGAATTATAGGTGTTTTTTTGATAAGCAAAAACCCTAGTCAGGATTAGTCCTAACTAGGGTTCAAAATAGAATACTGGTGATGATTAGTAGTCTGTTATCTCATTAATTGGAATTGGCACTTGTATCTGTACTTGATGATGCTCGTGGGTACTCATAAGGAGTGTTATCAACGTCGTCAACCCACTCATTGCTCTGATCAGTTGAGCTTGCGGGATTGCTTCCTCCACCAGCACCTGCGGCGAAGGCTGCATCGTGACCACCACCGCCTCCTCCGTTAGTGGCATAAGAGCCATCTTCTGGCCCGCCCCAACCTCGTCCGCCTTCAGCAGGCTTGGATTTATCTTGATTTCCATCTTGATGAGGTGTTTGGTTGTTTTTTTTTTGATTTGCTTCTTGAGCAGAAGGAGATGCTTGATGCTTATTTTCGTCCTTAGCCTCCTTCTTATGATCTTCCGTCGAAGTAGCTCTTGATGATTTAGTATTCTCTTTTTTATGAGATGAGCTACTTTTTGATGAAAGGCTGTGAGAGATGTGATGCGTTTTTGCAGCTGGCTTTACAGGTTCTTTTAAATGTTTTGATAAAAAACCGAAGAGAAAGAAGAAAGCTAGCAAAGAGAAGGTGATGATATTATATTTTTTTCTTTTCAA